TTGCAATATCACTTAATGATTGTGGGGTAGTTACATTTGGTAATTCCAAATTTGGATTTACATAAGGTAAAACTGTCGCAGTATTATTTTGAGCTTTTGCAATATCACTTAATGATTGTGGGGTAGTTACATTTGGTAATTCCAAATTTGGATTTACATAAGGTAAAACTGTCGCAGTATTATTTTGAGCTTTTGCAATATCACTTAATGATTGTGGGGTAGTAATTGTAGGTGAATTGGATAATGCTAAAGTGCTAGGATTAAGAGTAATTGGCTGCGCTCCAAGATTGTTACTCATTCCTGTAAAATTAGTACCTGTATAGGGAACAACTGAATTGGCAGAAGTTGAGCCTTGCATAGCTTGATTTGAAGCTAAACTAACAAGCGTTTGATTGCTAATCGGTGTTCCATTAAGCACGACATTTGTATTTGGATTAGCCGCGACAGTTTTAGCCACGTCTATCAAATTATCAGTAATATCTACATATAATTTTGCCATTTTCTTTTTCCTATTATCTATTTAGTTTTCTAGGCGTGTAATGAAGTACAATGCCCGATAAATTATGTCCTAAATCAATAGCCGAATTAGAGAAAACGACTAGACCAATGTTTGTTCCACTTCCTTGTATGCGGATTTCTGGTTGAGAAACTATCTTTCCATCATAGTAAAATTCATTCCATATCGCTTCATCCCAATAACCCCCTGCGCCTTGCAGTTCTTCATATTTAAGAAGATGCGTGGCAATAGATGGATCAGCATAAGAGAAATCTGGATTAAAGCGAATATACGAATAACCTACGGTTGAAAGCTCAACTTCAATTTTTCTAAATCGCTTGATTGCTGAGGGTGATTTTACATTATTAAATGCTGTTCTGATATAGGCTTGAATAGGTTCACCATCAAAAGATGATCCGGTATTAGCAACATAAACATAACCATCTTCATCGCCAAGTAAAACGATATCTCGCCCACTTGCATCCTCACCACTCCATGCGTAACTAATATTGATGGGATAGGTGAATTGAGAAAAGTCATGACCAGTGGTCGCAGCGCCTGTTTGCGTTACGCCCGAAGTCATTGTCATAATAATACCCGTACCGTCATTTGCATAAAACCTAACTTGGTTTTTGCTTTTATAAACCGCAGTAGCGACAATCTTTTCTCGGAAACGATCAATCACTGGTTGAATAGCGCGACTAATAGTATCGTGTTCAAAGCCACCGAATACATAAGAAGGAACAATGCGGATAATCCCTTTATCATCAAATGAATAAAGTGCGCCAAGATTCATTAACCCATAATGAATAGCACCAATATCTGGAGAGATTAGTTCCGCTTTGTAAAGACTAGTTTGCGAATCAACGGATACTTGCCAAAAACTATCTCGACACGCAACAGCAAGAACCCCACCGACAATCGGACTCATACCAGTAATAGTATCGCCAAATTCTTGAACATCTTGAAAACCTAAACTAGTTGTTCTAAAGTCATGGGGATTACCTACCGCTGAAAATATCACTGTACCAAAATAAGATAAGGCAAGTTGACCGTTAACCGCTGCAATAGTGGTCGGTGCATCAATGGTTATTTGAGTTCTAATGGGGATATATACGTCACCGTCAAACTCAAAGGCACGATTTAATGAATCTGCACCATATAATTTTTTACCATCGGACGCGGCTGAAAAGTTATGTTGAACAAACTGATAATTACCACCTTGTAGAATGCTAATTTGAGTAACAGGATTTCCACTGGGATTATCAACAACAGCGATATCAATAATACCCACTCGTATCGTATCCGCTACATTACTTGTCCATGTGCCGGTGACGCTTGTGACAATAAAGCGACCATTGTCACTTCTCAAATTAATTGGATCAGAATGGAGCGCCCATTGACTATATGTACCAGAGCCAGTTTTATTTGTGATATTGATAACAATTTGATTTGCACTATAAGAAGTGACAGTACCACTCATGTAATTAGTTGGTGAAGCAGATGCCGTAATTAAAATTGCTTGACCTGCAACATAGGCTTTACCAGTTTGCGTAGTGAAGGTATGCGAACCCAATCCCATTGTATTTGTAGAATCACTGGTGGCATCCAAATCATCTAAATTTTGAGATGTTTCAATTACTTGGCGTTTAACTGTAGCTGTTGCACCAGAGTTCTTTTGGTTAATAACCACACCATCAAGCACATCTACCGTACAGGTTTTAAAAGGTAGCGATTTAAATAAAGTAATTTGTTGCCATCCGGTAGAAGTAGACTTCCAAATATCGACTGCCGTTCCTGCCGCGTTATCACGAAAAGCATAAGCAATGCCTTTGTACATACAGACCCCGCGAAGCACCCCACTACCAGTTACCGCAGTGATATCAGCACGATAATCATCAGCTACTAATCCAAGAGCAGTGGCATGACCAATACCTGTAGGATGTCCGTCTTTGGAAGGCAGGATAGTTAAAGCGCCTTTTACCGTTCCGCCTACCGTAAAGTTCTCAAGAACAAATGTTCCCGTCACTCTATCGATAATGAGATAAGTGGATTCAACCTGTAATACTTTGCCTGTAGCCGCGCTTGTAGCGCCTGTAATTGTTTGACCTACTGTGACTGCCGCTGAGAACGTGCAAGGGCAGTAGTAGTAACTCTGAGCGCTAGGAGAAGGTCTGCCGTCAAAACGCTCATACCCATCAATGCGACGATAACCACCCAGTGCATTGCACTCATAGTTATTAATTGAAATACATTTACCCGCATCAATAGTGAGAGGTGGCGATACCAAATCAAGACCACCGGCAAAACGCGAGTATTGCGTCATGGTTTTAACATTAGGTAGCGCGTTCATTCTCATGCGAGTTCTTCCGAAGCAGTGGGTACAGGGCAATTAAACTGTTCAAGTTTAAAGAGTAATTTACGATATTCAATGTTACCGATGGCGTAAAGCTCTTGGGCATTGAGTTGTGTTGCAAAATACATCAATGCTCGCCAAACCACAATCATGTGAAAGCGAGATTGGAATATAGGGGTGTCGGTATCGTTTACTAAGACAGAAGGATTTTTATAATACTCGCCTTCTACCGTGTAAACATTGTCTGGTATAGGATAAAACGTAAGCGAATTATCCGCAGGTTTTATAGTAAAGTGTGTTGGGAATCCGGTTTGAATACGCGCATTCCCAAACATGAATAAATCTCTAAACTCATCCCATTCAACAGGAATTAGATATTGTTCGCTGACAATCCCATTCGCTGTTAAATAGATGCGCATAGTTTCGGGCGACCATTCGCTTAAATCTAGCAAACTGATACCCGTTTCAGAATAATTATTTACACCGATAATGGTATTAAATGACATATCTCCCCGTAGGAAATCCCAATTGGCGTGTTGTAGTTGAATATCTGCATACGCAGTATTGATGTAATCAACAGCTTGTTTGTACTCACCCTGTTGATTTGCCGTTGTGATTAATCCTGCACCAGAAATATCTGCTTCAGATAAAAGGCGATTAGCGAGTTCAAGAAATGTCATGGTTTAATTCCAGTACGGTTAATAAATTATTGTGACAATACAGTCGTCAACCATTGGTATCCACGGGGATTAGGGTCTTTAATCACACTGAATGGATATTTTTGCGATGTGTTGCGAGAAATCAAATTCACAGGATTTTCATCATTAGTATTAGGCGCAATAGTAATGAAAGTATCTGATTTTGCTCTTGCTAAAACTTCGATATATTTACGAGCAACGGCAATAGGTTTTCCCACTTCAAGCCATTCGATACGACCATTAACAGCTACGTCAACAAAACGAGGCGCATATCTATCTGCTGAAGGCTCAATACGAATAGTGACTTTTTCTTCCATAAACTGAAGTTCATCAAGATAATCTAAATCGATACCGCTTGTTTCAACAATAATTTCTTCATTGTCACGGATATCAACAAGACTATCTTCTAAATTAATGGTAGGTTTTGCTCTGCCGCGTACTTCTTCTGTATGTAATTCTTTTTGAATTGCCATGATTAAACTCCAATAAACTAAAAAATAGCAGTGTGCCTAAAAGACACACTGCCGGTAACACTTAACTTGATACGCGAACCGACAAGTTTTTACTTGCCAAAATCATCGCAGTAGTTGCATTTTGTGATAATTGAACTGTGCGATCACGAACTAAAATTGAGTTAGCAGTGACTAAGGTACGAGTACCCGCAGCAACGGTTTTGATACATACGTTATCATTAGTTACCGCTGTGCCGCTACCTGCGCCCACACCTGTTGCCGTAAATGTTACACCAACAGTATTAGACGGTGCGCCAATTGCAACATAATCAGTTGAGCCAACTGTTGCAATTGTATAAACTGTACTTGCAACAAATGAACCCGCAGATACAGTAGCGGTTACACCTTCATACCATTCAAATTTAGAAAGGTCAGTAAAGTTTTCTACGCAAACGTAACGTGGTTTACAGCCAATATCTAATTCAACATAATCCGCTGCAACAATAGTTGTTGCGTCAAATGATAAACGAATGAAAGTATCAAGTTGTGAATCTTCATCGTTTGTTTTACTGGTCACTACATAAGTTGTATTTTCAGCCATTTCAAAATCCTCTGAGGAGTGCGCCAAGAGTTAGCTTGGCGCAGATATTAATTAAAGTGATTTAACGCCAGTATAGCCTAAAGCCATCCATTGGTTGTTTTCAATCATCACACCTTTCCACCAGATTGAACCGGCATAACCACGTTGACCGTGTGGATCAGATTTAGTTTTTTCACCCGCTGGGATGAAAGTAGGTGACATTGATTCTTTACCGCGTAATGCAATTTGCGAGAACGCATCTTGAGCAAATACGAAATAAGGATATACGTCAATGCTTGTGCCTAAAGTTGATTGGCAACCAGTTGAACCGATAGCCGCACCAGCGCTCAATTGAGCAGGTAAATCTGGTGAAGTAATGAAACGGAAACGCTCAACGCGACCAATTTCATTTGGCATTGGAGTACCACTTGCGTATTGTGATGTTGGAATAAAGCCAGCAATATCACGCAAATCGGGTTCTAAGTCAGTGTGGCAAACAATCACATAGCCGCTTTCAACAGGTTGAGTAGCGATATTTGGTGATGCTTTTAATGTGTTAGTTACAGGGCGAGCATGGTTAGCTTGCATTGCTTTAGTGATTTTACGGATATTTGCTAATTTCAAATAGTCGTTAACTGTTGCAATAGAAGTACCTGTACCAGAGTAGAATACGTTAGTACACGCTTTTAAAGCACCGAATAGAATCATTTCGTTAACAAGCGCAACACGCTCACCAACTTGTTCCACCATTGCTTTTGGAATATCATCTTCGTACAAATCAGCCACTTTATCAGTGAAGCTGTATAAGCATGAGTATTGATTGATTACCGCAGTAATGTCTTGCGCTACGATAGTATCCGCTTGCGGTGTAACACCTTCTTGGGTTAAGTGTGCGTTAGCCATCGCTGTACCACGATCACCAGATACGTTTTGGAAGAAGACATTTGGATTACCAGCAGTCGCGTTATAAGGAACATAACGACGTGCTACATAAGTTTCACTTTGGTTTTTAGGCAAAGAAATTTGACGACCTTGTTTTGCTAATACTTCTAGCGCAACAGCGTGTTTTAAAATCTCGCCTTTGAATTTGTTAATTCTGGCGGGAGAAGTGTTATAACCTTGAATAGCCATTTTAAAGCATCCTTACGTCATCTCGACGTTATTAAATAAAAGTAAGTTAGTCTGTATTAAACCCTGCTTCAAAATCATCTTCGTAATTTTCATCAAACCCACCTGTGCTTTTTGGCATAACTGCCGATTCAAGTCGTTGATTTTTCTTACTTTTTTGTTCTTGATACAAAGCCTTGTCACGTTTATAAGCGCTAATTGCAGCGGAAATAAAACCAGAATCCCATGTAGTATCAAGTCTATCTTGAATATCCGCAGGTAATTGGTTCTTCCAACCGGTGAAATCTTGTGATTGTGCAATTGATTCCCAATCGGGATGCTCTCTCGTCACCATCTTCATTTCAAAATTATTTTCTATTTGAGCGACCTTTTGCTGCAAAATGTAATCAATCTGATTTTGATCGATGCCACCACTTTGTTGCTGTAAAGGTATCTGCGATAAATCCCTAGCTAAAGCATTTGCGAAATCTTCGCCAAATTCTTCTCGCATATTGGAAAACATCTCAGCAGTAACTTGAATAGGTTGAGCTTCTCTTGGTTGCGCGGACGATTGAGCCAGTGCTTCAAGACGCTTAACTTCTCGGTTAATCTCGCCAATTTTGCCAAATAATCTTTGGTTGTTTTGTTCAAACAATTCACGAATCTGTTCTTCAGAAAACGATGGATTTTGTTCAATGATTTCTTGAATCGCTTCTTCTTTAATTTCGTTGGACGAATCTTCGCCAAACTCCTCAAAGCCATCAGCAAACGCATCATCAATTTCTAATTCAATGCTTTCTTCTTGTACTTGTGATTCTTCCATTTTTACTTCCTATGCTTTCGCATTTTAGTCGCAGGGCATTTGCTGTGCGA